GGTAGCGGTGGCATGTTCATCTTGTCGCGTGCCTCGTCAGGGGTCAGCAGGCCGTTGTTAACCTGTGCTATCAAGGCGTTAGTGAAAGTTGTCAAATCCGGCCGCTCAATCTGCTCTTTATCAAACTCTACAACGTGGCTGCGTCGCTCTTTTTCCGCTGGGGTCAAGAGTTTCCGGTAGCACTCAGATTCCCAATTTGTCAAAGGGTCTTGTAGGTCTCTTAGGAAATTCCGGTTCTCCACTTCAAGCGATGCAAAGCTAGATCGTGTAGGGTCGCCAAGGTAGTGACTGCTAATTCCGATCATAGATGCCACCTGTTTAATTTCAAATTCTCGCGTTGACAGCATCTCTGCGTCGTTAGGTGAAACGCTAAAACTTTTTAACTGTGCGCCGTTCTCTAGCAACGCTGGCTGGTGTGCGTTGTCGATGCCTCGATGGCGCTTGCCCCACATCGCACGGAAACGCTCTACCGCTTCTTTGTTACGCAGTGAACCTGGTAGCTCGATGACAGTTTGAGGGGCTGCACCGTTCTTAAAGAAAACGCTCTGCCATTTCTGTGCAGCTAACCCCAGGCCGATAGATTCCCTCAGGATGTCCGTAATCCCAAGGCCGTTAATGCCGTCCCACGAAAGGCCTTTAATGTGTAGTACGTTTTCTGGCAACTCCACTGCCATCTGACCGCCAGTTACAATCGAATAGCCTAGACGGCCGTTTTCTCTAAACGGCATGACATCTTCTGGTGCTAGCGGTATCAGTTCAGCGGGCTGCCCAAACTCATCGCGGGCTATTAACGCAAACCCGCCGCCCGCCAGGATCGCGTGAGATTCGAGCAGCGACTTGAACGCCTTGGCAGTCTGTTCGCTGTTCGGTTGTTCCCTGAGTAGCCGCTGCGCAGGGTGCCTCTCGTCGATCTGTTTGCCAACTCCAGACCGCTTCATTACGTTTAGGGGTAATCTGCCTACCGTCCCTGCCCTGATATTTACCCCTCGCCATACCGCAGGGTATCCTAACGCTGTGTCAGGAGTTACCGACACTCCTGCGGACGACTCGCCGCCTGTACCGAGAACTCTGCTAATTGTTGCTGTGTTAAGTGGAACCGCCGGTATCTGATCTGCTCGTTGAAAAATCCGACTCAAGATCATTTATTTTACACTCCTGGCAAGCGCGATGGCTGTAGACGCCACAACAGACCCGCTAAAAATCCATGCCGCCGGCTGGTAAATCTGCCATAGGCCAAAGGTGATAGCTGCCACACCTGTCAGCAGCGCCGCATCACGCGTAACTTCCCACATAATACGCCTCTATTTTTCGTTTCTGTTCTTCGTTGACTTCCGGCCGGCCGGCGCCAGTTTTATGCAGGTGCCTAACTTTCCTTTTGCATCCATGCCGGCGTAGAATTAAATTAATCTCTTTCGTATTACTAATCTCAACTGTCCTAACGCTGTCGAGTAGCCACCACCTAAACCGGCCGGCCTGGTTGTAGTCGGCTCTTGCCCACTGTGCTATATCCTGGCAGTACCAATCGTTAAACGGCTCTACACCTGAGTTGACGTATTCTGCAAAACTATTTTCCCAGCAGAACTTATCAGCCGGATGCCTCCAGGCAACGCGGTCGCCATCTTTGTAGTATCGCCGCCGCCAGAAGTTCCACTTGCTCCACTCGCATTCTACAGGTGATCGGATTGTAGCAAAAACTTCCTTGAAACTGTTGAGCGGCCGGCCTGTAAACTGCTCGAAATCTGCAGCCCTGATATGGCCTATAGGCGCTCCTGGCTGACGGTCTTTACGTTTCTGCCCTGGCTCTGTGTATCCTGGGAGGCCGCCCCTGGCGGCTTCTGTGACGGAAAGGCCGCCGCACTTTGGGATATGCAGATAGCAGAGCGTATCGTTGTAGAAAACTGGCATCAGGCGATTGCCTCCGCAACTCGTATCCACTCAACTAGCTGCCGTAATCCAGGTTCTTCCAGGCTCGCTGCGTGATCTGTCCCAGGCTGCGCCCTGTTCTTAGTAATGTGGACCTCAATTAAATCGGCTTCTAGTTTGATAGCCGCGATGGCAGGGGCCTTAACGCCGGCGCTGTGGTCACTGTAGCCGACAGGGCAGCCATAACGCTTTTTCATCTGCCGGATGCGATCTAGGCTTATGGACTCCAGCGGACAGGGGTATTCCGACACGCAATACATTAGGGCTGTCGGTGCAGAGGCCGCTGACAGGCTGTACGCCGCGTCAATTTCGGCATCGCTTTTAGCCATACCAGTGGATAAAATCACCGGTTTCCCTGTTGAGGATACTGCCTCTATTAGCGCGAAGTTGCCTAAATCTTTGCTCGCTATCTTGTAAAAGCTGCACCAGTTATCTTTTTCTAGCTCTTCCAGGCGAGTAACAGCACATACGGTGCAAAACAAGTCTGCCGGATTGTCGTTATACCGGTGCCGCTCTTTGATCGCCATGAAATCATCGTGTGTCAAGTCTAGCTGCTTTCGATGGTCCCTGTAGGTTCTTCCGAAGCTATTGCGATTTAGATAGGGCTGCGCCAGGCGCTCCTGGCTAAACTCTTCGTTGCAATCCCTCGCCTGTAATTTAACCGCATCGATGCCGCAGGAGGCTGCCATCTGTATCAGCCGGATGGCGTGGTACAAATCGCCCTGGTGGTTCTGTCCGATTTCCGCGATTGTATAACAGGGCTTTCCTTGCCCTATGTGCTTTGTTCCAAGTTGCACTGTTCTGTCATCCTGAATGAAACTTTTGCGAGGTCTGCCGGCGTATCCACAACCGTTGTGAACGGCTTACCCTCTAAATCTAACCAATGCGATAGACCGCCGGCATACGCGGCTACCGTTACATGCTCGCTGATAGTTGCCCAAAGGTGTAGAATCTGTGCGGTGAACGCTTCAGGCGCTGCGTACTTAGTGAGAACGCTGGGGGTAGAATCAAATTTGTATCCTACATAATCGGTAGGTATCGGGGCCTTCTCAGATTGAGCGGTTTTCAGTTCTATTACGGCCTTGTCGATCATGGACGGCAGCACCATAGGCGAGTCCCCGTTGACTCGTACAACGAACTTGCTGGGGTACTCTTCCGAAGTTTCTGCCATCCTGTCTAGCACACGATCTTCGCTCACGTTGGGTGTGGAGTATTTTACGCCCTTCTCTTCTAGCCAGTCTATCAACGGCCTGTTGCTCTTTGCCTTTGACGTACTAACTACAACTTCATCGACCATAACCGATTGACAGCAGCGTTCTATAACGTGCTGTAGGACCGGCTTGCCGTGCAACTTTTTTAATACCTTTCCTGGGAATCTCTTGCTGCCGTATCGTGCAGGGATTATGCAAAGCGTGTCAATCATTCCAGAGCGCACCTATGTTTGTGAAGTCATCGACCATTTGCGTTGACGCTAGTTTGATCGCCATAATTGCCGCAACGATTCCATCTATTTTCTTTCCGCTGGCTCCATGCTTCGGCCGCACAGGTTTTATGTTACCGCTCGTGTCGGTGTGGACCTCGCAGTTGTTAGCCATCCACTTAGCAACAGGATTATCTAGATGCTGTAGCTTGCCGTCAATTACGCAGCGCTCCAGCTCCCTAGACGGTTCAGATAGACCGCCTACGCCTTGGGAAACTTTGACTAGGGAAAGGCCGTCCTGTTCGAGTTTCTGTGCAGTAGCAGTTGCATTCCATGCATCGTAGCCTATGTGTTCGATTAGGTAGCGGTCTGCGTCTGCCATAATTTCGCTGACAATAATTCCGTAGTCAATAGTATTTCCTGGAGTTGCTATTACGAAGCCGTCCCGCACCCAGGCGCTATAGGGAACGCGATCAACTTTTTCGATTTCCCGCATACGCTCTTCTGGTATGAAAAATTTCCACTGTAGTACATAGCCGTTTTCTCGCAGGCCTGCTACGCACCAAGCTGCTACGTCTGTTGTGCTAGCAAGATCAAGGCCGCCGCAAACCTGCTGGCCTTCCTCGATTGGCCCATCGTTTTTGCAGTCATTCCACTTTTCCATCGTTAGCCACCGCGTTGCCTGCTGCGTATGCTCGTTTAGGAACAGTCGCCTAAAATCATTCTCTAGCCGGCGGTTCTCTTTGGCTCGCTTGGCCTGCTGCCGCAAACTTTCTAGGCTGCGGAAATCGCCAAGCGCTGGGTTAACGCGGTGCCAAACTTTTTCATCTTGCCAGTCCTCGCCTTTTTTAATTTCGTAGATTACCGGCAGATAAGTTGGGTCGTCAATCACTCCGTCGCGTACTTTGCAGGCGTAGTTGTATAGTTCCCATTCCAGGCTTTCCGGTTCGTAGACACCGGCGGTTGTGATACTAATAAATAACGGCTCTTCTCTAGTGGCGCTACCTGTCGTAAGGGCTGTCCACAAATCAGGCCTGGCCCAGCAGTGTAGCTCATCGCCAATCACAACGCTCGGTGAGTAGCCGTGCTGCGAACTGGCTACGCT